GACTTCCTGATCGAAGCGATCTGATCATCGATGAATTTCACGTTGAACTGAGACGCCTTCGGAGCATCCATCCTTCCTGTTTCGATCCCTGGAAGTATGTGACCCTGATCCTGGAGCGCCTTGAGACCAGTGTTCAAGCGATCGGCAATCGAGTCCTTGGCTACACGAATGAAGAAGCGGTTGTTGCCGGAAAGCTGGTTCACACCAACGTTGTAGCCGCCCTTATCCAACATCGCTTGCAACGCCGCCTGAGCCTCTGGCTTCACAATGCCGTTTTCATCCGTCGCCATATTGGCCCGGATGTAAACGCTACCGTGACCGTGATCGAGCGGGATGTAAGTGCCGGGCGCGATCTGGTCGAGTCGAGTTTTCATGTTGTTGTAGAGACCCTGGATACCATCGATATCCCCACGCATCGTCGCGGCCTTCGTTGGATCGACGTTCGCGAACTTGGAAATCTCGCCTGTAGCGTTGTCGAGATACGACTTGATGGCGGCCATGCGCCCATCGACGCCGGTCTGGAAGTGCGCCACCATTAGTGCAGGATTATCCTGCGCGGGGTTGTTGGTTCGGAAAGCTTCGTGAAGACTGCTGTAGTCGTAGCCAGGGACAGGCCGCCCAGCCTCGTTCTCGATCCGCATGACGTTGTGAATCTGCGCAGCGACTTCCTGAAGTCCTAGCGCACGTCCAGTCTGGAACAATCCACCAAGTGCAGGAAGACCTTTCATTTGCGTCAAACGACTGATGTCGCTCTGCACAGCACGATGCGCCGCCTCGATCTTGTCAGCGTTCGGCAAAGCATGAAGATCAGGTTGGTCAGCCCATGTCTTGAAGGGGTTCGCTCCAGCCAGACGCTGAGTGGCGATCCCGATCTTGTCCGCCAAATCCCTGATCGGTCGGGACGCATCATTGTATGGCTGCATCGACATCTGAAGACCCTTGACCAGCGCCTTCGTGGTCGCGTTCTTCATCTCGTGATTGGCATACCAGTCCTTCGCCGCCGGGATGACTTTCGAGAGACTGTTTGCAAGATCGCCGAACGTCGTCATGTAGTCGAGCGCTTTGCTCCACTTCCCGGAAGCATCGACGCCAGCAGCCTTTATACGGTTCCCAACTTCCTCCTGGACCATATTGATGGCATCTGGAACATCCTTCCTGTCCGGGATGCCAAGTTTCATATGCGCGGGCTCGCCGACCGGGATCTTGTCGCCCATGCGCCCACGCGACAGATCGTTCGACCACATCTGAGGCGTTGCGTTCGCACGAAGGTCAGACATGAACTTCGCGACAGCCGGATCAGGCAGGAACTGATCGCCGGAGATCGTCTGCATGAGCTGACGCATCTTCTGCGCCACCCCGTAGAAGAACTTTTCGATGACACTCGTCGGCTCCTGCGCGGACGTAAGCTCGCGTGACACATTGTCGGCGAACCATTCTGAGAAGCTTGTGACGTAGTTGCGGAACGTCGATTGTTGATCAGTCGTCAAATGGCTCACATCATCCGTGTTCGAACGCAGGCGCGTCATCTTGATGACGTCCTGAAGAGGAACGCCCTGCGTCTTCGAAAGATATTGTGCATGCGCGTCGACAACCGCTTTCTGCGTCGTAGCTGGAGCATTGCGAAGCGCCGTCAGCTTCACAACATGACCAACCTCATGCCCGAGCGTATCCGCCTTCGCGGCCTGAGAAAGATTAGGGCCGGTAGAAATCCAGAACTGATTTTGTTTCGAACCAAAGGCTTGCATTCCTCCCTGTCCGGCAAACTCTCCTGCATTATCTACAGACCCTGCAAAACGAGCAGCCTGATATGGACCATTTAATCCCTCCTGAGTCGCCACGTCACCACGAGCATCCTGAGGATGCACAAGCGCAACTTTCGTCGCACCCATGCCGATTTGTCGTAGCCAGCCTGCGACAAGTCCAACATCCGAAGGATCAACACTTCGCGTGCCGACCACTGCGTCAGTCTTACCAGTCCATGGACCATCCGGACGCTTCTGCGCTTCCAACTTGTCTTGAAGTTTGTCCTGCGTGATCGCCTGCTTCAACTCGTTGATCTTCGCAGGATCAGGGATCGCACCGGTGCGACTGACCATCTGATACTGGGGGTCGCCCCAAGCATCGAACGAACGTGTCACCGCATGATCGCCGTCTGGATGTGCAAAGACCACTTCTCCATGATCCTGCGCCGCAGCGGCGTTCGCCCACTCTGGAGCCATCTTCAGGTTCGGTTTGAGGCCCGCTTGAGCCGCCGTGCGTGCTCCGCCTGCGCCAGCTTGCTCGTTCCCGTTAGCTTGAGCTGCTTCGGCAGCACCCGCGACGTCGGGACGTGCTCCGGCAACGGCTCGCGCGGCGTCGCCTGGTCCCACTCCTCCACCCACTCCGGATGGTTCGCCTGCACCCACCGGCGTTGCGCCTCGCTCTTGAACGAAGGCATGATCCCCCTCCTTCTGGAGAAGCTGCGCCTCGCCTGGAGGCTCATAAAGATCGGGGGGCACAGTCGTAGCCTTCTCGCGCTGCGTCTCCGCGGCGAGCTTGCCCATCTGCTCCTGATAGCCCTTCCAGTCGATACCGGCTTTCTCGACCGCCGCCTGCTCGGCTTCGAGCGCCACACGATGCGCGGTCTGATAGGGCGAACCCTTCTCGACCATCTGATCGTGCTCAACACTTTCATGGATAGTCAAAAACGGCTTTGGATCGAATGTCACACCCTTGACGGTCATCGTCTTGGGAACAGCGGGATCGATGTAGACAGTCTTACCGTCTGTGCTCGATCCCGCGAGATAAGGGATCGTCTTCGTATCGTCGACCGCTGGCGCAGCCGTCATCGGCGCAGGAGTCACCCCCGGAGGCGTGATCGCGTTGGCGCGTCGCGTCGCAGCTTCAACATGCCACGCAGCCAACTGCTGTGCCTCTGGAAGGGCCTTGGCGGCTTCGGGAAGCGTGTTCGCCACAGCCGCGAGATCTCCAGCCCGCTTCACATGCTCAGCAGCTTCAGTGTCCGTGCCGAACTTGTCCACGAGCGTTTGAAGTCCCTTCGGCAGGTCCTTGTCGGCCTTGTCGTAGACTTCCGCGCGCGCCTTGATCGCGTTGATCAGCGCCGGCTCATCGGCCACATTCGCGAAGAACGGATCAGTGCGGATCTTGTCAGCCGATCGCTTGTTCATGCCGGCGAGTGTCTTGTCCATGAACGCCGCTGCGGCATCAGGAGGCGGCACCGGCTTCTGTGCCTCGGCCAAGCCTGCTTCGGCTGTCGACATCGGTGGCGTCGGAGCAGTCGCTTCTGGAGTGGGTGCAACTGGAGCAGTCGCTTCTGGAGTGGGTGTAGTAGGCTGCGCAGGTTCAAGGATCGTCTTCGTGGCGTCATCGATAGCCGGAGTTGGCGCGCTCGTATCCAAGTGTGGAGTCGCGCGACGAACTGCACCGAACGCACCACCGAACACCAGACCCATCGCGCCGCCGCTCAACGCAGCGAAAACAATCCTTCTTGCACGTTCGTCAGCAGGCATTTCGGGATTGTAAACAGCATCAGTCGTTGCTGTGATACCGGCCTGCGCGCCAGCCTGTTGAGCCGCAGCCGCGCCACCGGCGGTGAACATGCGCTTGACGATGTTCCCATCGAGCCCGCTCTTGGCGAACTTCTCCAGAGACGACGGCATGAGACCCATCGCCGCGGACTCGGGAACTGCGAGACCCGCCGCGCGCGCCGCGCCACCCTGCGTGAGTGGGCCAGACGCTTCTTCATTCTGGATGTTGCTGCCGAACATCGACGGAAACGCTGCAACCCCAGCACCGATCATTTCTCCTATGCGAGGAATGGCTGTCTCGGGACCAAGCGCTGCGCCGCCGATCATCGCCGCGGTGCTCGGGATCGCCTGAGCCAGATGGTAGGCAAAGCTCTTGGGAGAGCCGAACCATCCTTGCTGTTCAAGTTCGGGCGTCGCGGCAGCCTGCGCCTGTTGCTCCCATCCACGTGCGCCCGCAGCGCCGAACTCCTGAAGTTTTGGCAACCCCGTCAGCGCGCCGATGCCTTGAACAGTCTGAGCGAGAGGCGCTGCGATTTGCCCATACAGACCAGATTTCAGCGCCGACCCCATAGCTGGCAGGAAGCCAGTCGCTGTGGGTGTAGCGGGCGCAAGTTTCGGCAGACTCGCCAGCCATGAAGCCGTCGAGTCGGACATAGGGGCGTTGAAATCGGTATCCACTTATTTATGCCCTTACGGCTTGATCCCAGTCGATTCCATAGTGGGCAAAACAAGACCCGCAGCGATTTTGTGCTGGAGCATCAAATTCTGATGAGCAGATGATTGCATCCACGCCAGCCCATTCTGAGCCGCATCTATGCGTTTTTGATCACGCGCCTGTTGCGCCTGAGCCAGCTCGCGTTGCAACTCATATTCCTTCTGGGTCTCATCCACGACAAACTTCTTCGATGCCATGGTCTGGTCGGCCTGCGCGCGCAATCTGGCTTCTACGAGTGGTGCGATTGCCTGTGCTTGTATAGCGTTCATCCCACCGCCGCCGCCGCCACTTGGGATGCCGGCGCGGATGATATTCGGAGCAGCTGGCGCAGGTCCCTCCATACGCGGAGAATTGGCGTCGAGAGTCGTGAACTCGTTGGTGTTCGTCCCGTTGAACGGCTGGATATCACGCTGTCTCGCCAAATTTTGCTGATAGGCGATTGCGTGCTCAGCCGGATGAACCATCCCAGCAACTTCAGATGGAGGAAACGCGCCGCCCTGAATGACATTGGGCGCGGCGGCCATGCCACCAGTCTCAGGCGGAGCACCGCCGCCAAGGGATGCGGCAGGTGCTGGCGCAGCGGGAGGAACTGGAGCAACAGGACGAGCGGGAGGAACTTGATGCCCCTGACCTCCGGCATTCGACGGTCCGAACAAGGCGCTGAGAAAGGTCCCGCCAACAGCACGGCCGCCGCCCCCGCGAGGCGTCGTAGGCGGCAAAGTCGCTGGAGGAGGCATGTTGGGGAGTGCGCTCAGAGCAGCGCCGTTGGCGGCCTCCTGAGCCCCACCAGGGAGCTGAGAGCCGATCGCAATGTTGAGCTTCGGCAACATACCTGCGCCATAAAGAGAGCGCTGCGCTGCGGTGAAGTCAGCGTAGCTCGCGGGAGGCGCATTTGCGGGAACAAGGTCAGGCATTGGAGACCCCTACAGATTTCAGGGTCCAAGCATAAGTTATTTCTTGACCTTCTTCAACTCACGCTTTTCAGACAAGGTCTTGCCCTTATAGGGCGTGCCATATTGTTTTCTAATTCTTTTCGATGCTCGCCTTGTTTGAGCTACAGACATCACTGATAATCCCGCTCATATGAAAATCCCGATCTTCCGAAGCCCCACTGGTTCGGAGTGAACATTTTCCTTTTAGCCTCTTTTTGTATTTCTGCAATGTGCGCCTCGAACTGCGCCTTGAACTCCTGCGCGCGCTCGGGATCGCCGATGTCGTGATCGACGATGCGCAGCGCCAGATAGGCCGCCCAGGTCAGCATGTCGAGATGATGGTCCTTCGGGACCTCCGGCACGTCCAAGGGATTGCAGAGATCGTTGAGCGGCAGGCGCGCCACGCGCAGCTTCATGCAGCCGGCCCATTGCGGTGTCGGCGCAGGGAACGTGCGCAGGACCACGACGCTGTAGGAGCCCTGATCGTCCTGAGCCACCCCTTCGTCGGTGCCGAAAGCCAGGATCTTCCCCGGCGGCACCTGGGATAGCTCCTGGGGATTGAAGAAATAGGCGTCGGGCGTGCGGTAGGTCTGGAACTGGGAGTGCCCGGCGCGCGCCAGATCTGCCCGATCGCCGTCCATCTTCGCGGAGATGACCGCGACCACCGACTGGTCGAGATCATATTCCTTCTGCCAGGCGACCGTCTGAAGCTCGCAGCACTGCGGCGTCGCGTAGTCGCGGATGCACAACGACTCGCGCGCGAAACGCCTTTGCGACTCGTTAATATACCGTATGAGAGTTCGATCCGACCAAAGATAATCAGATGCGTTTCCCGCAATCTGATTCGAACGGTCATGAAGCATATTTATTCGAAGCTCATAAAGAAGATCACCAAGGTTCATCTCGCTCTCCTATTACGATTTCGAGATGGAGCCACGAGATCATTACCACGTAGTCCCTTACGCCAACGATATAGCAGAGTTTCCTGCAAAATGCCAAAAACTCGTTGAACCTCAATAGATGTGTAGGGCTTTCCATCGATGACATAGCGACGAAATTCTTCTCGCGCCGGTTGGATGAGGTCTTCACCCAACCATCCACGCCGAAGACGGCATGTCACCATGTTCTTAGTGACACCATATTTTGCAACAATCCCCAAGATCGTTAGCATCTCACCACGAACGAGAAATCGTCTCGCTCGCGCTAAAGATCGAGCTCGCAGTCTTTCCTTAGAATGCTGACCTGAAGCCCATTGATGGTTCACCCGCGCGACCGCCTTAGCCTTCGTCACTGCGTTATGACGCACGCCAGCACAATTCCCTGCGATAGTGCAAATATTGAACGCGGGTTTCAATATATCGATCGTGCGCTGCTCGTAAAACAATGCATCTTCAGGTCGACAAATGAGGAGAGGCTTGAATTCAAAAACTTCAGCACCATACTTGCGCCACGCATTCAGCAATTTTGGATTGGACCGATCACCACGTCTTAATGCATGACGATGCTGATTAAAGCGAACACGCAGCGATCTTGTTGTGCTCCCGACATAGACTTTGCCTGTCGGGAGACACGTAATCGTATAGACGCCGGCTTCGTCCACTCAGGCTTCCACTTCCTCGCGAATGACCCGATAGGGGAATCGGTTCCGGTTACGCCAGCCGATGGTGCGGTTCAAGCCGTCCTTCACCGGGTGCATCTCGACCGCGTTGTCGAGGACGTCGATGATGCCCTGCGGCACCCGCGCCTCTTCTCCGGCGCGAAGAATGTAGGTGCAGCCGTTGATGCCGAAAAACTGACCGGTCGGAGGGATCTTCGGATCGTCCTCCAGCATGATCTTGACCCACTCAGACTTTTTCTGAGTGACTGGTGGGATGTTCGAGCCGAGTTTCTGCGCAGCGTTCGACATGATGGGATTCCTTTGTTCGAAGGCAAGGTTATCCGAGGTTTCGTATCTCACTTTGGCCCTTGCGGGGCCGAAGCGTTATTCAGATCACCCCTCGACGTAGTAGTTGTAGGTCGAGGTATCCCCCGGCGACGCCGTGACGGTGAAGCCGGTCGACGCCGTGATCCCCGTGAGCCACGGAGCCGCGGTGATGACGCCGCCCACCGTCTTGAGCGTGATGATGACCGCCGAGTTTGTCGTCACGCTGCCGTAAGAGACAACGACCGGTGTCGAGCCGTTGGCCTGGAAGGTGCCCGAGGAGCCGCCCGGAGCGCCGGTCGGACCCGTCACCGTGGAAGCCGCGCCGGTGTAGCCGGTCGGGCCTGTCCAGCCGGTGGGGCCGGTCTTGCCAGTGGGGCCAGTCGTGCCGGTGTAACCGGTGACGCCTTGCTGGCCAGCGGTGCCCTGCGGACCGGTCCAGCCGGTGGGGCCGGTCGAGGAAGCGCCGGTGTAGCCGGTGAAGCCTGTCGCGCCGGTGGCCGACGCCGCGCCCGCCAGGCCTGTTGAACCCGAAGGACCGGTATAGCCGGTGGGGCCGGTAGCGGCGACCGCGCCGGTGGGGCCGGTGACGGTGGATGCAGGACCGGTATAGCCGGTGGGGCCGCTGACCGTGCCGGTGGGGCCGGTGCTGCCCGTGACGGTGGAGGCCGCGCCGGTAGGACCGGTCTTGCCGGTGGGGCCGGTGTTGCCCGTTGCGCCTGTGAAAGCTCCCGCGCCCGTTGCGCCGGTGGTGGTTGCAGCGCCCGCCTGGCCAGTCCAACCGGTGGGGCCGGTGACGCCGGTCGGGCCGGTGACGCCTTGTGTTCCTGTCGCGCCCGTTGGTCCGGTGGGGCCGGTGTAACCGGTCGGGCCGGTCGGCTGAGCCGCGGCGGAACCGGTCGGGCCAGTCGTGCCGGCGTTGATCGCGACAGCAATCGTCTGGAGATCGGTGTTCAAGTTATACTTGAAGATCTCATCGGCCTGGTTGCTGGTTTCGTCGATTGTGTGGACGGTGACGGCCATGGCCTTCAATCCTTGTCGGGTGCGGCGGTAGCAACTTCAAAGCTCCTCGAATAGTCATCGGCGACGAGGGCCTTATCGAGATTCTTCTTCAGGAACGCGAGGACCTCCTCAACCGTCTTGAAGACGTATTCGCAATCGGCGCTACGATATTTGCTGTTCGGCTTGGCGTTCGCTTCCCGGATTTTCGGGTCCTGGAGATTGACCGTATATCCGTTCGTCGCACGCTCGATCCGACAGCAGCTATCGTAGCTCATCACGTCCCCCGATCAGCCGAAGGCCATCCAGACGTAGGATTTGCCGTTGATCAGTCCGTTCGTGCCGATCGTGCAGTTCGGGTTGGCGGCGTTCGGAGCCCAGACCGACAGCGATGTGTTGATGAGTGAGCCGTCGCCAGGACCGTTGCCGGACGGACTGTAGACGCCGGCTGAAGCCACCGCGTTGAGCTGACCATTGGTCGAGATGACGTTGTTGGCGTCGATCGCCATGTCAGCCGAACCGGTGAAGTAGATCGTGTCATTGGCCGGCATGCCCTGGACCCACTCCCACGAATAGACGTCGGTGAGGTCGAACAGCTTCACATACTTCGGCGTGAAGTCGATGTTGAGCGGAGCCGAGGCCGATCCGTCGCCGGTGTAGGTGCCGGTGGCGAAGTTGAGCAGGTTGGACGGGTTCTGCGTGACCGGGGTAATGCCAGCGGTGGCGAGAGTCATTTGAGTTCTCCAAACTCCGAGGGATGAGAAGGGGCGCTAGGCCCCTCCGTATTAGGCGGTCGCCAGGACCTCCAGGCGGGCCATGAAGGCATCCTGAAGGATGATCGTGCCCTGCCAGAGCTTCCAGCCCACCGTGCCGCGCTGGGCCAGTGGATCGCCGGACGTCGGCTTCGGATTGACCACCATCGGGGTCATCGAGGACTTGCCCTTGAGCGGGACCATGCCGAAGGCGTCGCGGCCGAAGTAGAGGATCGGATAGACGTCCGGGTAGGTGCCGCCGGTGGAGCGGAACGTAGTCGGCGAAGCGCCGCTGGCCGTCGAAGCGTTGGCGAACGGCGCGAACACGGTCGACGTGAGATAGCGACACTGCTCGACCGAGCCGATCTCGCCCTCGAACGGCACGGTGTGCGGACCGTAGTCGGCGACCACCTTGAAGCCGGTCATATTGCGCAGATCGGTTTCAAGATCGGGATGGCAGATGGCCATGTAGCTGGCTTCGACCGACTTGGTGTTGAAGTCCGGCGTCGAGCCGATGACCGAGCTGATCTTCTTGGAGTTCTGGCGGTTGAGGCCAGTCGTCACGCGCCGCTGATCGGTGAGCGAGACGGCTCCGGCGACGAGCGTGCGGTTGGCGACGTTGTTCTCATACCAGACATTGGTGCCGGCCTTGAGAACATTGAAACGCAGCGTCTCGACGGTGACGGCCGCCTGTTCGCCGAGCGCGTCCGTCATTTGCTGAAGGATCGGGTCGGTATGGGTGTCCTCGATCACGTCGGTGAAGGTGAGGAAGTTGCCATACTGCTGAAGGGTGATCGTATAGTCCTGATTGGCCATCAGGCCGCCTTCAGGCGTGACGCCTTCGACCAGCGGCGTGGTGGACAGCGGGATGAAGAACGCCGTGCCCGCGCCGTTGGTGCCGCCGCCATTGTCGGGACCGGCTGCGCCCTGAGCGCCCATCAGGAAGTAACGACGGAACTTGGCGGTGTTCGTCGAGTTCGTTGGCAAAGGATAAGTTTGGCCAAACTTCTCGATTTGCAGATACGGCATGGCTCTTTTTAACATTCTGACCACGCTATACGCTGCGACGGCGGGCGAAATATCGCCGTATGAAGTCAAAGCGGCCATGGGACTGGTCCTTTACGCTGAGTATACTTCGCCAAAGCGCCAGCATACTATAGAATTGAAGGGGAGCGTAAGTCTGACCAGGTCCGAGAAGGCCCGCTTGTATGGGCGTCCACGGCGGCTCAAAACTTCGATAGTGGTTTACTTAAGGCACATCGTTATGTGTGTCAAGCAGGTTTGCGAGAACGATAAGAGCGTCGATTGTGGCACTGCTCAAAATATGTCGCCCACTTACAATTATCGAGCGAATAGCCTTTGTTGTTGTCGAGACGCTCTAGAGTCAGTCCAACCGGCCGCTCTCCCATATCAGCAAGAAAATTTTTGAAATCCCGCCAGTGATCACAAACTGTAATGCCTCGGCCGCCGTAGTCTTTATATCGGGTAGCTTTGGAGTTCGTGCATCTCTGGATCATGCTCCCCCAGGATTTGTAAGTAGGAGAGTTGTAGTGACCATGCTGAATTAATCGCACACGATGCACATCATCTTTGAAACAACCGCACGATTTAGTCTGACCACCATTAAGACGATGACCTACAACACAAACACGTTCACCACAATCACATGTGCAGACATAAGCTAACCGCTCACCAAGACGAACACGCTCTGTCGTAACGAGACGCCCGAATCGCTTACCAAGAAGGTCGATTGTTTTCATACTTCAGCACGGTATATGCTGAAGCGTGCAATGTCAAATCCCCCGCGAGAACCTGTCCGTCCCTTCAGCCGCCACCAAAGCCTTCGCAAACTCGGAGAAGGCTCCATCAAAGTCGTGAGGAGCCTCACCCGCCGGCGGTCCGGCCCGACTGGACGCGACGGGAGTGAGCGCGGTGATCGCTTTCTTGCGCGCAGTCTCCGCAGCCGCGGCAGCCGCTGCGACTTTCGGATCGACGATCGTCGTCGGCTGCTTCACACCGGTCTCGGCGTAGAAGCGCGCCACGAGGTCCTTCACGTCCGCAGCAGTGCCGTGCGTCAACACCTGGTCGTAAGCACCCTTGAGATAGGTCGGCTGTGTCTTCACCCAGGCATGTAGCTTGGCAGGATCGAGCTTGTCGTAATCCGGCACGACAGTCCGGAGATCGCCGACATGCGTGCGCTCGGCGAGATTTTGCACGAGCTGCAAGAACGGAGCGAGCTGGGCATCCTTCGCCGCGTTGGCCTTCTCCACCTCGTGGAAGATGTGCCGCACAACCTGCTGATACTCGGCCCGCCGCACGATCGCCTGCGCGCGCGCCACGTCAGGAAAGTCTTTCTCGACCTGCTGGACGAGCGCCAGATCGGACGCCGAAAGTTGTGGCGTCTGTTGAGCCCGAGCTGCATCCTCGGCAGCCTTCGCGTCGGCGATCCGCTGAGCTTCGGCTTGCGCCGCCGCGGCGACTTCTCGCGCCGTAGCCTGCGGGTCCGCGCCTTTGATGAGGGTCGCCAGTCGCGCCACAAGATCCTGATCGTCGGTCTTGGCTGCCGCGGCATCAGCGGCTTCCTTCTCGGCCTTTGCAGCCGCCGTCTCAGCCTCGATCTGTTCGGGTGTCTTGGCCGCTGCATCCGCCTCAGCCTTCGCCGTCGCAGCCGCTTCCGTCGCCGCAGTCTCGGCGGCGATCTGTTCAGCCGTCTTCTCGACAACCGGAGCCGCCTTGATGTCTTCGGGCTTGACCGTCTTGCCGGTATTATCGGCTTCAGAGATCTGAGCGAAGGCCGCTTCGAAATCATCACCAGCTTGGTCTTGAGTCACAACAGGATCGGCCATGGATCACCTTTCTGGCTGAAGTTCGATGCCGTCAGGCGATGGCTTGGCGGCTTCTTTCTGGGGAAGTGATTGTCTCGGATGTGTCATCTCATCGATGAAGGCATCAAGGGCTATTACCGACCCCTGAAGCCGGCCCAGGTCCTCCGGCAGACACACCAGTATCCGGTCCTTGGCCTCCTCCAGATGTATCTGGAGCAGCTCCACCACCGGCTGGAACTCCTCCCGGCGGCTGTGACATATCTCCCGGAGATGCTGATGCCGCGCCTTGCGTATCTGCCTGTCCTGCACCCTGACCTCCACCCATAGCGCCCATCATGCCGCGCTCCAACAACGTGAGCGCCGTCTCGACGGCTTCCGCATCCGCGCCCGCCGAGTTCTTCTGCGCCTGCGCGAGATTCTTGAAGGCATCCGACAGAAGCTTGCGAACGTTCGCCTCGGAGGTCTTCTGCATCTGATCCTGTTGTGCCGCCGCGCTGTCCGAAGCTTGTTTCATCCTTCGGTCAGACTCTTCGTCGCTCACCAGCAGGTCGTCCATGTCTCGCACGGACAGTCGCGCCCGGGCAAACTTACGGAAGTCGATCTCCTGCTTCTCCTCGTCGGTCAGCGTCGTCGCAAGCTGATCCATCTGCTGGCCGCGGACCTCCTTGGCGACCAGCGACGTCGCGCCGCGCGCGATGACATCGAAGTCCGCTTCCGGCGTGTCCTTGGGATTGAGCTTGCGATTGAACTGAATGATCGAATCGAGAATCGACTGAGTGAAACTGTCGAAGCTGCGCACGATGTCCTTGAACGGCAGCGCCTGATCGCCGCGGATCATGCTCGCGCCCGCCGCGGTGCGCATCGGCTCGCCCTTCTGCTCGGTGACATCGCCGCCGGTCGCCGGACCGACGAAGGTCTCCTGATCGGCGAACTTCTGATAAAGCTCGATCACCTGGATGAGTTCGGGGATGTGGCTCTCGATCTCGACGTTGCGCACCGCCGGCTCTTTGGCGTCCTGCCCGATGCCTTCACGATACCAAATCTTGTAGGCGCTTGTGCTGGTAAGGTCCTGATCGAGACGCAACAGATCGGTATTCAATTCGAGGTTGGGTCCACAAATCACGCTGGCGTTGTCGAGCAGCATGCGCGACGCCGCTGATATCGACATCTGGCTGTCGCGCATGATGGTTGGAAGACCCTGTCCGATCGGCGATGTATCGTCCTCATCGAACAGGAAGGTGTGCAATGTCTTGACGTCGACCCCCAAAGACTTCCATGGGTTCAACTCCGCCTTGATCACATTGCCGTCGATCAACCAAATCTCCGCGTCGATGTCGTCGGAAATCTTGTCTTGTGGCACATCGACGCCGGCGAGATTCAGCATCATGCCGGACGTCGCGCCGTGCCAGACCAGCACCTCGAACTTGGACGTCTCGATCTTCATCTCGTTGGTGTTCGACTTGACGCCCATCGAGCGCAACTCGGTCTCGAACTCCAGCGGACGCCAGTTCCCCATCTCGCGATTCTGGAGATAGGTCTTGATGATGTCCCCGAAAAAGTCCGGCCGGTCGGCTAGTTTGCGGACCTGCGAACGTGACATGACGCGACGCTCGAACCACCCATCCATCGTCGATAAGGTTTTTGCCGCCATGTCCGGATAGAAGTTCCAGATCGGCATCCACTCGAATACCGGCTTGTAGACCGTGCGCTTGCTCGGCTTTGGAGGACCGCCATTCGCGTCCTGAGTCCAGACTGTTTCCTTGGTCTCACGAGCATAAGGTCCAGTAAGAATACCCAACCCAAATATGATCCCGGACTTGAGTGCGAGACGATTAAGCTGGATGTAATCCGAAGTCTGATGGCCGCCAAGCTCCTCAAGTTGCCCATCAATGATCTCCGTCAGGTCCTCGGCGCGCTTGGTGGCGAGCGCCTTGATCGCGGTATGGACGTAATCAAGGTCGAGCGTGATTGGTGGGCTGCCGGCGTCGGTATCGCGCTTCTTCTTGTCCTGGATCGCCTGCAAGACGTCCTTGCTGTCCATGTCCAGGGATGGCGATGCACGAATCTCCCAGTTGCGTTCGTTTCCTGGGAACATCAGCGACATCAGGCGCGACAGCACGCTGATGACTTTCACACGAGTGACCTTCGGATAACTCCTTGATCTTCCAGCAGAAAGTTCCCGATCGACATCGGGATCATACACGCCGAGATACTGACGCTCACTTCGCAGCCACCGCAATTCGGCGAGACGCCGATCCGATCGGTAGGTCATGAACAGCATATTCAAACGCTGTCCGAGCTGTTGCAATTCGTGAGGGTTCAGCTTGCGAACTGGCGCATCATCAGGGCTCGGAACATCGACAGACGGCGGCAACAGACTCGGGTCTGGTTGCGCCATTGCTGATGTCTTGATCATTGGCATCGAGTAACGCCTTGATTATGCAAAGTGATAATTATTTTTGAACCGCGGAGGAGTGAATCTACTAACACCAACACCACCATAACGCAATTCCCGCTCAGTTTGCCTGTGGAAGTAACGCGCACAATATCCTGTAGCGTCACCGACATGCGACCATTGGTTTTTCTCTGGATCAGGACCTTTAAGCTGATCCTTCTTGGGGTCCATCGCAAATCGCCAACCACCTTTGAGCGCGCGGATCACGTTGGGGCACATCTCTTCGTCGACCAGCAACGCCGGTCCGACATCCGTAACCCGTGTGCAAAAGGAATTGAGGGCATCGACACGTAGAGGCAGCCGATTGTTGCTCTCGATCGAGATCTCGAACTTTCTCCGGAACGCCCGGATGATCTCGGTCTCATCACCAGCCTGCCGGTTCGCGCCCGCAGGATCGGGTGCGATGATCAATCTCGCTTCGGGAAACCACCTCCGCAAATAAGGCTTGAGCCGCTCCTCGATAATCCTCTCCGATCCCATATTTTCTTGCACAAGTTCACCGAGGACCAGAAGTCTGGAGTGCAAATCTTGCTGTCCAAATACCAATGCAGAACCTGCAAGACCCGGATCGAGTCCTGCAACGAGGGGAAGGTGAGGACTGTATCGAAGCCGCGTCTTGGAGATGTGATCGAGGTGCTTGTTGAAGCTCCCGATGACGGCCTTGCCGGCGATCGAGAAGCCCCACTCGCACTCGACGAACTGCTTGATCCACTCATCCGACTTGCCCTTGCACACGCTCGTGTA